CTCTTCCGATCTTGCTCCCCACGGCGATATAACAATTTTCGACTTTCAGGCCTTTAATCACCGTATCCTGAATTAACGCCATGCTGTTTACTCCTTAATCATGAATAATAAGGCTGATTTCACACTCAATAGTGGGTAATGCCGATGTGGTGATGGGTCTTACTTTCAGTACAATGGCTGACGGCGATGACGAGTCACGGTCATAAAAAATATTCATTGGTACCGTTGTTGGACGGATAACATCGCAAGACACGCCCAGGGGGCGGCGACTCAGGTACTGACGAGGTGTGACGGTAATGACATATTCCGCCGCGCCGGCGGGACTGAACACCACATTCCGTCCCTCTGTATTCCCCCTGACCATATCCCCGGCGTTATCCATAACCGGGGTGGCGACACCATCAGCGCGGTAGCCGTTGATGACGTTATTACCACACCCTTCGCCGTTCAGTACGGCGGTATTTGCACGGGCAACTTTCAGCCCGTCCACCCTGTTGCGGAAACTTGAGCTCACAAACTGAATCGCAACATCGTGTTTTTCGTACTCATCGCTTTTGGTTTCTGAGTTCATATTCGAGATGAAACTGTCAGAGATATTATTCATAATGAGTGATTTACGGCTTAATCCGGTGTTCGTGCTGTAGTGCAGAATATTCAGGTTATGTACGCTGTTTCTGATACCACCGCGCAGATGCGCGGCATTCACTGACGTCGCCACGCCTTTATCGTTCATCATGGCAAACACGTCCGTTACCGTGCCGTAACTGACGTTATTGATGTAGATTGCCACATCGGACGCATTAATGTGCCCCGGCCCGATAAAGGGCTGGTACATGCCCAGCTTACCCGCCGGGTCGAGCGACCAGACATCATCATGCACCCCGCCGACAATGCCGTTACGGACATTCACAAACTGGTATTTATCCAGGAACAGCCCTTCAACATAGTCCGGGCAGTACCAGGCATATTCGAGGTTATAAAACCGGAGTCGGCTCTGATTAATTTCTACTGGCCAACCACCGCCGCGCTGGAGAAGGCCAATACCGAGCAATTTATATTCCGTCCCAAGCTCTGCACAGCCAGTTACGTTGATGCTCTCCATGTCGTACCAGCCGAGCGAACGCAAATCGAAATGCACGCCGAACCCGATATTTTCACTTCGATTTTCAGCCGTACCGCACACGCGCAGATTGCGGAAAATGCCACGCCCCTTTGTGCGCCGTGGAATTTGCCCGCCCGGTGACGGTATAAGTGCCGTACCATCAACGATAATCGCGGTATTTTTGACGCTAAACCGCTTCTCCGTTTCGACAGAAAATCCCGAAAACTGGAAGGTGTCGTTCACATCCTGCAGGTGCTGGATAATAACGGCATCACCTGTCGCCCCCGCTTTCTGGATGAGTTTAGAAAAATCTTCTCCATCACCTTCAATACATAGTGACCCCCACACCTCTATCGGCTCGTTAATATCGTACTGGTAAGGGCCGATATGTAATTTCACTTTGTTCTCACTTGCAAAAGTTGCCGCCTCCTGAAAGCTGGAGAACATTTGAGGAGTAACAAAGTTTATTGAGGAATTAAGAAAATCATGCAGATTTTGCGTAACAACACCATCCTGCACGTGAGTGCTCAGCCAGGTACCCATACCCTCTTCGTCTGAACCCAGGTTTGCGCGAAGGGATACATCATTGCCCAGGTTAAACCAGTTGTCGTTATCGTCGAGTGATGGAGAGTCCCCGGTAATAGTGTGAGGCAGAGACCCGCCATAACGATACCAGTAGCCCTGGTAGTGAACGATTTGTGAGGGTGTTGTGACCTCCAGCCCCACAGCCCATTCCCCCAGTTCAGCCCAGCCCAGACCACTGAATGCCTCTTCATAGCGCTGTTTAAGCCATGCTGTCCGTTTCAGAAGGTCAATTAAAGGCCGGTTCGCCGGGCCGTCAACGCCGCCGCGAACAGGATCGCTTTTTTCCAGTTGATAGACGCCAGCGGTCCATTCCGGTAATTCAGGTAAATAGGCCATCAGGACATCCTCTAATAAGCAAAATTGTATTTACCATCGAAGTCGATGGTGCCGTCGTATGTGATAGTCATGAAGTCTTCTATCATCACGATCCGGCCAAACAGGCCAAAAACATCCGCCGCCTGGCGGTTCAGGTCAGGTAAGACCGCCGATGAGGTTTCCATTCCTGAAAGCGAGGTGGCGTTATTAATGAGTTCCAGAACCGTCAGGGGATCGAATGTCATCCGCCAGAGTTCAAGGAGCACTTTTTTCCCCCCTTCAGCCAGATTGATACCTTCATACCGGAGCGAAACCTCCGGCGATTTGGCATTGAGCAGGCTGACGGACTGACTGCCCGCATAGTCATACGTCACTTTGACGGGCTGACTCTGTGGGGCGGTCAGAAAGTTGATCGCACCGAAGCCATAATCAACCTCGTAGTCCGTCCCCTCCGTAAGCCCGTCAATACTGACCTCCCTGACGTTCTGATAGGCCAGCGCGACACGGTCACCCGCTGTAATGCCCTCCGGCAGCGCTTCATCGTTCTGCCAGCTCTGTGCAATCCGGCTGGTCTTCCCGAAGAGAAGGAGCGACAGGTTATCAGCGGAGAAATCGTGCCAGACCGATGCCAGTGATGCGGCAAAAGAGGTGTACCGGCGGTCAGACGTCATGACCACGCCAGCCCGGGATATTTTTCTTTCGCTCTGTTCGAATGAGAGTTTCAGCGTCAGAGCAGAGACGTCACCAATCCAGCGCCAGATTTCGGATTTGTTTGTTACCGGGTTCCGCACGGAAAGGAAAACTTTGCCCTGACCATAATAATATGTGTCGTTCATCCGGTTAACCTCTCTGGGTCAGCGTGAGAGAGATTATGCCCTCGTTCAGAACCGGCTCATCCGTCATGAACAACGTCATATCAATCTCAGCGTGATAAACACCGGCATTCCAGGGAATAACAGCAGCAGAATCTGTCGTGGAGTCGATGGCAAAAAGAGATGCATCACCGGACAGGGTGAGAATGGTCCACGGCACACCGCTCTCCGTCCATTGCACAATGGACAAAATCTGGTGCGGGCCAAACGACCACGGCGACGGCGGCCATGTCCCTGCGGGATATTCGATATCATCCGCAGGAATGGAAAGCCCGCTGGCCAGCAGGTCAGGCGGATACCAGTTGGTCATCCCGGCAGCATCAGAAATGGCGTACAACTCAGGGACAGCGCCGGTATCCGTATCTTCAGGTGTGGTTCCGGCCCAGTCGCCGCCATCAAGAATGGTCAGCGACTGCGTGACGGAGATCGGGAAGGCTTTGTAGTGTCCCGCAGGTAACAGGGTCCGGAACGTGTACAACGAGGTGAGCCCGTCACGGGTGCTTTGCAGTGTCAGAGCATGTGCTGCCGCGTCACTTCCCCCGGTAACGTATGGCAGCGGAATGCTGGCATCACCGGAAGTGAGAGACCAGACCTCTTCAGCGGTATCCTGGTTAATCAGCGACACCACATATTCCACGCCGGGTTCTGGCCCGATGTTGCCCTCCGTGCAGTCAATCAGGCGGTCGGCCTGCAACAGGCGATCCCGGTGAGCAAATGTCAGTATGTAGTCGGCGGCAGCAATGACCTGTGACGGATACGGAAAACCATTGACGCGGATATTCCCCGGCAGATAGGGACGGCTCTGCCGCTGAGCTATCATCAGCGAACTCACCGGCGCGGCAGACGCCACCAGTGTCTCTGAACTGGTGCGGGTCAGCAGACGCGCTTCCACCGTTTCCCCCGCCAGGTATTCAATACCGTCAGACTCCAGCGCATCACGCCACAACCAGATAACGTCCGATTTATCATGACCCGCTGGCAGTGTATCGAAGCAGCCCCTGCCAACATTCAGTGTCCCGGCTGACTCGTCAACGGCATCGACCCGGATCACTTCATCATTGAGAAGCAGTCCGTCACCGACTGACGGGAAGCGGGCCATATCGACATGGAGAACCGTATCAAGTGGGCCGACCTCAGCTGCCAGTAACCCCGATGGCGTCCAGTCACCTGTTCCCCGATCAGCAAAATCACCGCCTGCAGCACGGGTCTGGATCTGATAGTTGATGCTGAGTGTCGTCGGGGCCACGGCCATGACGCCCGGATAACCAGATTCGGGCTTAAGGTAGCTCAGTTCTGCCTCGCTGAGCGTCGCGGCCAGTACGGCGTAGGGCAGTTCGATGAGACGCTGAACGCTGACAGGTCTGGCGGTTTTATCCGGGGGAGTCCAGTTGCTACCCTGCTGACCAGAGCTGTACGAGGTGGACGGCAGACCGAAAACGTCCTGGACGACGGTCAGCGTCAGGACGCCGGTATCACCTTCCTCAATTTTGCCCACCCGGAGCACCATATTGTCGATATTGCGGTCGGGCAACCGGACGCGGAAAACATCCCCTGGACGCAGAATACCGCCACGCCGGTCGAACTGGATGACCAGACGGGTCAGTTCAGACTGCGCGGTTTCGAGGTCGCGCTGGGCAACGCGTTCGGCGAGAGAGTGCGTGGGTATCGCTTTGTACTCGACGGAGCTGCTGTTGAGTCCGGTATTCTGTATCGCTCCGAGGTTCTGCGCCCGGACCTCACCATCGGAATTCGTGACGGGGTCATTCCAGGTCACGACAACCTCATTCGGATTCGACGTGGTACTGGCGCTGTCGTCATCCTGAACGGCGATAATACCGTTGTCGTAGGTGAAAACCGGCAGATCGGCAACGCTGTAATCCCCGCGCAGCAGTTTCAGGGTCAGTTTGCCGGTTTCAAGGTCCGCGTACTGCACCGCGCCCACGTGGTCGAGGATCTGCTGCACAAACGTGTCCAGGCCATCCTGGCGGTTGTAGCGAAAGCACAGGCCAAAACCTTCATCAAACAGCGTATCGGCAGCGGCACGATAACTGTCGAGGTTCAGGTCATCTGCGAGCGTCAGCTGACGCCCCCAGTCGCGATTGGTGGCACATTCCACCAGAATGTGGGCCGGGTTCATGGCATGAATGGCACGGAGGTTGGCGAGCTGCTCCGGAAGGAGATCCGCTTCATCATCAAGCTGCGCTTCGCTGTTCTCCAGCATGATGGTGGCTTTCTCCGGGTACCAGACATCACCGTCCCAGCCCTTAGTCGTGCGACGAACACGGTATAACCAGGGTTTGGGGCTGGCGCTGTAACAACTGACCAGGCCACTGAAGAAAGTGGTCACCACACCGCGAAACCCCGGCACCAGTCCTGTCAGCAACTTCAGAAGCGATGCCGGTGGCACCTGATCCGGTTCGCCCATCATGATATCCAGTTGACCCTGAATGCCACCCTCACCACCGGTATCATCGCCGCCGAACAGACCGGGTTTGTCGATGTACACCGAGGTGCTGGATGAAATCTGCCCCGGAGTACCGGCAAAGACCGTCTTTTTATCGGCCATGATCGACACAATTTCATTGACCGGACCGCGCCCCAGCCCCGCCTGCACATCCCAGGAGTACCGGTAGCCGACCGTGACTTTTTTCGAACCCTTGCCACCACCGCCCATCTATTTTTCCTCCTTTGGTGCCTGCTGCTGCGCGAGTTCGACAACCCGGATGGCTAGTGCATCGCCGGTCGCCAGGAGTGTCTGCGAATCAATGCCGCCATCACGCAGAAATGCCTGCAGGTCAAGATGGTGACGGGCAAAAAAGGTCCGTAACCCCCATGCACAACCGCCACCGGCGCGAATATGTTCCATTGTGATCAGCATGATGCCTCCTTATTTTTTGATGGCGTCATAGCGGTAATTGCCGTAGCCAAGCACGAACCAGTCCGCCGTCCAGCAGTCACCAAAGAAGACGCACTGCGGGGTGCCCTCATCGGGCATGGGCATGTTCCAGTCGTCCTCGGTGGCCGCTTCCGGCGTGGAGTTTTTTTGTTTGGGTGCTAAGGCCGTGTTGAGGACATACGATGCAACCAGAATCGCCACATATTTAGCTACAACCCACCACATGGCATATCCCTCCTAAAACAGTTTGATGATGGTATACGGCGACTTACCCGGCATATGCGGCTGGCCACCGTAGTTGAGATGGTTGGAAAACTTGCTGTCACAGGTGGCGATCGTGCGGTCGCAGCCCGGGTACAGCGTGACGGACTGCCCGACCAACAGACCGGCTGTGCCGCCAAAAAGATGCAGCGTATTACCGTCCTGAGCCCGCAGGCCGCGCCGCTCGGTATAGCCGTTGCGGTCAAACTCAATGTAACCACCTGAGAACCAGTCAATGGCCAGCCCGGCTGGCAGGCTTGCGGTAATGGAGGAGCCATCAAGGGCGGTGACCACCACACCGCTGACCGCAAACCGCAGCGGATCAACACGGCAGTTGTGGTCATACAGGGCATACGGGCACTGGCGCCCCCAGGTGAGACGGAGTCCGACCCGTGTAAACGTGCTGGCCAGGCTGATGGTGATCAGCTTGCAGGATTCAATCTGCTCACGTTTGACACTGCTGATCTCCCCGATCCAGACGACGCGAAACTCGCCGGAGGTATCCGTTGCGTGCCAGCGAATGACCCGCACCCTGACGGCCCGCGAAGGGGGTGTGGCACGAAACAGCAGCGCCACCGGATTACTGGCCGGAACAGTGATATCCATTCCGTCACCGCTGCCGGAACTGAGGCCGCTGTTGCTGATGGCCTGTGCCTCCCAGACCTGACCGGCAAAGTCGATATCTTTGTCGGCGTTGCTGTAACGCCAGAACAGGCTGTCGCCCAGCCGGAACTCATACAGCGTCAGCGGCTGGCCATCGGCCACGGAATATTCAAACTCACTCCAGCTCATCACGTACTCCGGTAAAAGTGGTGGCAATCCGGGCCACGCCGTCGGCGTCGGTCGCATGCTCCCAGGACACGCTGTCGGCGTCCTGACGGGCCAGGGTCATCAGGGAAATGGAAACGATCTGGTGCTGACCTGCTGAAATGGCATCGCCATCGAGCACAAGGCGTTCCACACCGCTGACCAGACTGACAGCGGTGATGCGGCGGTAATGCCGGGTGCCGTCCGCCAGCAGAATGCTGATATCACGGCGACCCGGGCGGATGCCCAGTTCAGTAAAGCCTGCCTCGACAACATCAACAGCATTGCCGCTGATGCCGGACGTCGGGGAAAAGTCCAGTGTCTGCCCGGGCACCCATATCGGGCGCTGACGCCCCCGGAGGTACCACAGAAGCTGACGCAGGGAAGTCTGTGCCGGACGATTGGTGGTGAACCAGTTGTGCGTCTGCCGCCAGAACGGACGACCTGCAGTATCAATGCGAAGAGGCACGCTACTACCGTTATCCAGTTCGCGGATCAGAGGCTGATAGCTCCCGCTGACCGATTCGCCCCAGTCTGTTTCAGACTCGAGCACCGGGTGGCCACGGTACTGTGTGAGAACCGGCGTATCGCTGAAGGCATTGTGCTCTGCGATGCGGAAGCGCACCTGTGCGGTCGTCGCGGTATCAGTGAGACGGGACAGCGACGGCGGTTCTGTCAGCACTGCCGGACGCACCGGATACACCAGCGAGCCAGCAGGCCAGCTGTCGGTCAGCGGGGAGCCCAGCTGCAGGGCATCCCCGGTTATACCGGCAATGGTGGCCATCCGGCTGGTTGCATCAGAGGACTCATCGGTTTTCAGCAACACCGTTCCGCCAACAGAAAAGTCACGCCCGGCGGTCGGAATGGAGAGCGTGGTCGCGCCGCTGGACACCTCTGCCGGCAACGCATAAACATCTGGATACACCGGCATGGCCCAGGTACCCGCACAGCCCTGCCAGAGCATATGCTCAAAGCGCTGGCGGGCGGTGTCATACAGCATTGCCGTGAACTCAAACGTCCGGCGCGGTGAAAGTCGACGGGAAATCCGCTGCTCAGCGCCGGTGGGCGACTGCAGTACATCGGTCTTCCACTCCAGCGTCTCAGTCACGCCACGGGACCAGTCGGGGTCTGCCAGCCAGGGAAATAACGTCGTCATTTATTCAGCCCCAGCCATTGTTTCAGGGTCGGTACCTGCGCCTTGAGCGACGTAGTGAACTGGCGCTGGCCAGCCAGCGTCTGCGCTCCGGCGGTATAAACCTCGGACGGGTCCAGCACCAGTTGCTGCTGCAGGCTGATGGGCTGCTGCGACGCAGCGGCGGGTGTGGCCATCGCGGTTTCAGGCACGGAGGCCGGGACCGGCATATTCTGCGCGGGGATGCCCGCCAGACCACCGGTGGCATGACGAACGCGCGGGAGCCAGCCTTCAACCGCCGCCATACCGTGGCGGTTGAAGGCGTGCAGAAAGTCCAGCGCTCCGGGCTGCTGAACCACAGCGGCGCGGGTCACAAACTCCTGGTCTGAGAGCATCGCCGGAATGGAGTCGGAGGTGGTGCTGCCGGGGCCGCGAACCTGACCGCCATCAGCCGCAAACACACTGCCAAGAAGACCGCCGATACCGCCGCTGCTCCCGATAAGGCTGGAAGTGGCCATCTGCGCCAGCTGCTGTGCCGCCAGCTGCGCCATGCTGTTAATGATGGTGAGAGCGAGGTTCTTCACCGCATCACGCAGGTTCATCGTGCCTTTGGCCAGCCCCATCAGGGAGCTTTCGATACCGCTCTGCAGACCGTCGCGGAATGCCTGAGTCAGCTCATTCCCCGCCTGATTCAGCTTGCCGAGCTCTTCTTCGAGCTGGCGGATCATCTCCCGGATTTTGTCACCGGCTTCACCGGGGGCGGTGGCCATCTCTTTCAGCTGCGGGAGGTAGCCCTTGATTTTGTCGCCAACTTCCTGGTGAAGCTGGACGAGGCGCTGCCGCCCCTGAATCTCATTAAGCAGGCCACCCTGAACCTGCGCCTGAATGCTGGTTTCCTGCTGGGACTGCCAGGTGAACAGGTCGTCGAGCTGCTTTTTAAGGTCATCGACGCGGATTTTGGTTTCAGCGACCGGCAACAGCTTATCGAGCCAGTTCAGCCCTTCGGTGTTGCCGCTGGCTTCAAACTCGCGGCGCAGGTCAGATACGCGATTCTGCAGCTCGAGCATCGATGCGCCAGCGGTGTCGCCGGTATCGCGCATGTACTCCAGCTGCAGCTGAAGGTTCTGGCCTTTAAACTCCTGAGCTGTGATGGCGGCGTTCGCCGCTTCAGCCTGACGGCGCTGCTCGGCGGTCAGGTTACGTGTCGCAATCTCCTGGGCGCGGGTCGCTGCGGCACCCTGAGTGCGTTTTGCGGCCTGATCCTCAAGCTGTTTAACGAAATTTTTGTTGGAGGTTTCCTGCTGTTTAGCGAGGGACTGACCTTCTTTTGTCGCCTTATTAGCCGCGTTGGCCGCGTCAATTTTTTTGGCCAGCGCCCGGGCTTCATCCTGCTGGGCTTTGGTCGCACTTGAGAGCGTGCCGTTGCGGATTTCAGCCTCTACGCGGTCCAGCTCGGTGATGGCTTTTTTCTGGTTCAGTGTCTGCTGAAGCTGTTTGTTGTACTGCTCTGCCTTCTGGCCAGATTTATCCAGCGCTTTTGTGTCGGTATCCCACTGACCGCCGGAAAAGTTTTTACCGTCGGTGGAAGTGACGCCACGGGACTGAAGCATGTCCCGACCGCTGGCGCTCTTCCACAACGTTTCATAGTCCTTACGGGTTTCTTCTACCGCGTCGGCTTCTTTTTCAAGCTCGGAGCGGTTGCCTTTCCAGAGTTTCTGGAGTTTCTCGGCTGCAGCAATGCTCTCAGCATCGGTTTGTTTTCGCTTTGCTTCGGCTGCAATGGCTTTTTCTTCAGCCTGTTGCTTTTCCTTCAGTGCAGCCAGATCCTCTTTGTATCGCTTCACTGACTCCTGGTATTCACGAGGCTGCATGGCAACCTCAGTATCACTACCCGCAGCTGCAATTTTGGCTTCTAATTCCTTAATTTTAACTGTCAGATCGTCAGCCGGAGTATCCAGCCCAAGTGCACCACTGGCTTTATCTTTAAACGATTCCCATGCACCAGTGGCCGCAATTTTTACATTATTCCATGCTCTCGCCGCCCGGTTGAGCTGTTGCTCCATTGTGCGAAGGCGTTCTTCGCTCGCCTTCTTAAATGCCTGAGAGGCCAGCTCAATCGCTTCTTCTTTTCGCCCCTGATCTTCCAGGCTCTGGATTCGCTGATAGGTCTCCAGATCCAGAAAGTGATACTGCTGGTTGGTGTTGGCGGCCCACGTGGTTGCACTGTCGCTCATCTTGAGGAAGTTCGACACGACCTGATCCGCCGAGTCGCCGGACAGTTCCGCCATCAACGTCGCAGCCTGGGCTACTGAGGTCAGTGTTTCGCCAGTAAACCGACCACTGCTGACCAGACCATTCAGGATATCGCGGACCTGGCTGTAATTACCGCGCAACTGGCCACCCTGCTGCGCCATCTGCTCCAGCTCGCCGGAGGTCACACCGGCATAGTTACCGGTTTTCTGGATCGAACTGTTAAAGGCATCCTGGTCATTCATCGCCGAAACTGCAGCAATCCCTGCCGCCGCAACAATACCAGCCAGCCCTCCCATCGCTAAACGGGCGGGGGTGATGATGCTCAGGAGCGCTTTGAAGGTGTTGCCCACGCCCCCAAATGAGTCCTTGATTTGCCCGCCTTGCTGAATGGCCACGAGCCAGACCGGCATTCCACTGGCCAGCGAGGTGACGACGTCGGTTATCTGCATCGGCAGGTATCGCATGGCCTGAGCATACTGACCGGCGCTGATACCGCCTTTACTCATGGCGGCATTCTGGTCGGTAATCTTCTGGATAAACGGTGCAGCTTCTGCCGAAATGCCGAGCTGTGCCGCTTTATACTGCAGCAGTTCGGCGGTGGTCAGGTTCATGGTCTCGGCCTGCTCGCGCAGCCGGTTGATGAACTGTTCTTTGGTGGCTGAAGCCTGCGCTTCAGCCTGTGCGGCTTCCCGGGCAGCAGCCGCTTCCTTGCGCCCGGCATCGGTAGCGGCATGAGCGGATTTTTCCACCTGCAGGCGCAGTTCGTTCAGGCGAGAGGAGTACTGTTCGAAATCATCATCGCCGACAAGACCCGCGCCACGGAATGTGCTCAGCTGCTCCTGCATATCATCCAGTCGGCCATAGGCAGCGACCACCGGGTCGATACGGTTGACCAGGGCGGTCAGCGCAGCCCGCTGGGCATCAATATCTGCCGTGGTGCCGTCCATACCATTCTGGAGCGAGCCCATCTCGGCCCGGGTGCGGGCAATAGCTGCCTGATAACCGGCATAATCTGTCGCCGCTTGCTGAACGGCATCACCGGTCTGTGACGCAGCGGCGGCTGCACGCTGCTCTTCCTGAGCGTGGCTACGGGCTGATTCGGCGACACTATCCTGCGCCCGTGCGGTGGTACTGAGTTTCTGTGAGCTGGTTGTTGCTGCAGAGCCAACATCTTCCACATCTCCGGCCAGTCCCTGCAGGGCACGGCTGGCATCCGCGAGGTCGGCGCGGATTTTCAGCATTAAATTGAGGGTGGAGTTATCGGCCATGACGCACCTGTATATAAAGGAAGAAAAAGCCCCGATCAGGATTTCAGGGCATTCACCCGCTGAGTGGCGGTATTGCCACCGGCAAATGCGGCATTGACGTCAAATACGCGGTCAATGCACGCCTGCCTGTGTTGCCGTAGCGCTTCGCTGTAATACAGCGTCAGCTGGCGGAGGGTGTAGGTTCCGAGCCTGCCCGGGTCGTGTCCGGCCCGGATGAGGGTTGCGAAGATGCTGCCGAAGCCGACAATTTCGCCCGTGTTGCCCTGATGGTTTCCAGCCGGACGACAGCGTTCATAAAAAAACGGCGGTTCTGGGTCCACCACCAGTCAATCAGGCTCTGTCCCTCACCGGCGGGCAGCAGCGCCACCCACTGAACGGGCTGGTCCACAGAACAGGCGATGAGTTCAGGGATATCACCGGCGTGCTTTCGCAGCACGGCTTCAATCTCTTCAATCAGGGGCCACGGTGTCTGCATGACCTCCGCCAGACTGTGGGTGAGCGCATCCAGTTTGTCGCCCAGCTGCAGCATATCCACCAGGGTGTATTCGCGGATAACCAGCCCCCGGCCCGCAATGGTGATATTGCGGGTCGAGAGCAGCACGCTCAGCTCGTCTTCGGTATCGGCGGGTTTCTGCTTGCTCATGCGACAGGCTCCGCAACATCAATGACGCGGCCAAAGCGACCGATAGTCGGGTCGTCCGGGCGGGCATTGTCGTACAGCACGGTGGAGGTGGTTTCCAGCCCGGCCAGCGAGGTGTCGCCCTGAATCAGCGCCAGCGCAGCTGCAGGAGAGAAGGAGATTTTGTAAAGCTCCAGAATCTTTGCCGCACCGCCTTCAGCAAGGTTGATCCCCTCGAAACGCAGGTAAAAATCTTCCGGCTGCTGCGTGAACAGCGTGGTGTTAACCGAACCTGCATACTCGTAATTCACGGACGGTGCCGTTGCCTGAGCGGTCAGAAAGGTGATCGCCCCGTAGGTGTAATCCACTTCGTAGTCGGTCCCTTCCACCAGGGTACCGATAACCACGTCACTGACGCGCTGATGGTCCAGAATGTAGCGTTCACCCGCCACAATACCTGCCGGAAGAAGTTCGCCGGTGATGGTGCCGGCGGGGATCACAACCTGCTCACCGTACAGCACCACGGCCAGATTCTCCGGAGCCAGATCGTGCCACGTTGACGTCAGCGTACCGTCCTGGTTGGTGACAAAGCTGCGCACCGTGCCCCGGCGTCCGGAATAACTCTCTTTATGGTTAAGACGCTCAACCGTCAGCGCCAGCGATAAGGCCGATACATCGCCAACCCAGCGGAATGCACCGGGCTTCCCGTTAGCCAGACGACGGGCCAGAAACACTTTCCCCTGGCCGTAGTAGTAGGTTTCAAGCTGTGCCATTGTCTTCCGGCTCCTGTTGTTTGCTTTTGCCACGGTTGCCCTGAGTGTCGCTGACGACCGGAGTGGCAACCCCGATAAGTTGATGGTCCCGGAGCCAGACTTCTTCGGCTTCGGTCACGGTGATGGTTTCACCGGCTGCAAAACGCTTACCCTGATGGGTATGTGGTTGCAGGAGTTTTACGTCGGGCATCGTCTGCCTCCGATAACATGATTGACCTGGAAGGTATCCATCCAGAGCAGGGTACCGCCGTCATAGTCCAGAATGTCGCCCTTGAGCCACTGGATACCGGTGGTTGCGAGTTTGCCGGGGACCCAGCCAATCAGCTGGTCGCGTATCTGGCCTATCAGCGGGCTGATTTCATGGGTCAGACCGTCTGCACCCTGACCATAGTTGCGCACGGCAACGGCCACACCGAAGACCGCCTCGGCAACCTGCGCCCGGCTCCCGTTCCCCGGAACACCGCGCTCAGGTCCCATCAGCACATACGCCCCGGGGACCGCAAAACCGGATAACTCCGTCACCTGGCTGTATTCGACGATGGTGCCGAGGAAGCTCAGCGGGGACGGCGTCAGTGGCTGCAGGCGCTCGACGATCAGACTGATGGAAAACGGTTCGCTGCTCATTTTCCGTAATCCCTCAGTGAGTCCATGCTGAACGTGCGACCGGGGCCATCCACCATCGGCGGACCGCCAGCGGGTTTCTGCGTATCGGTCGCGCCGAGGCTGAATTTGCCGTTAGCCAGCTGCTCCATCAACTTCATCGCATCGCGGTAATCACGGACAATCGGGTCTGTCCGTTCATCAGAAATACGATGCTGATGCAGCTTGTAGCGCACAACGGAGCGGCCCCAGCTGCTCAGGATCGGATGGACCTTCACCAGCGGCAGGGTGTAACCGCGCTGGCGGAGATAACCGTCAATCAGGTTCTGGGCTTCTTCCACCGCACCGCCAATGCGCTCCACCACCTCAAGGGCCACCGCCACTTCAGCAGGAGGCCATGACGTGGTCTCTTCCCCACGCAACACTGCATCCAGCAGCTCCGGTCGGGCCGGAGGCTTGCCCGGAAGCTGAGTCACCTGAGACAGTTCGACCGCACCCGGGCGGTCAGCCAGTTCAGCAAGGGAGATATACCAGGTCACGGCCATCACTCGCCTCCGCTTATGCCGATACGGCATTCTGGAAGAAGTAGCCACAGTCCTGAGCCACAATCAGCTCGCGCACGGACTCACCGACACGGACGCGCTGGCCACCGCGCATCCCCATGTCCGGATCAGGAATGGAACCGGAGACACGGGAGCCAAACTGCGCGGTAAAGCCGAAGGTCACGCCACCCTGGGTATCGGCCAGCAGATTACGGTAGATAAAGGCGGCATGGTTGGCCCAGGCACGCACCAGTACCGGCTTCTGGCCCGGTCGGGCGATATTGACGAACGCCGAACCGACGACGATTTCGTCGAGTTCCAGCAGGCCGCGAAGGAAGTCCAGCGGTACCAGGCCATCTTCACCCAGTGTGCCGTTATAGGCTTTCACGACCGACGGGTTCTGACGCAGGGCTGTTGCCGTAGAGCGTCCCAGTACTGCCACGTTCGGGCGCATGATCATCTTGTCGAGCGCAGTGACAATTTTCTTAATCGGTTTGCTCGCGTCGTTGTCCCACTGGTCAGCAGCAGCCAGGTTTTCTTTATTACCCACAGGGTAATTGGCCGCGTTAAACACCTCTTTACTGGTGCGGACTTCGCGGTCGAGCATGATGATATCGGACACGCGCTCAGTCGCACGGCCCAGCGGATCGTAATTGGCAGGAGCATTGTCAATATCGGACTGCGGAACCGGTGCATCAAGGGCGTAATCGTTGGTCGAGGAGGTCTCATCCTCTGCATCAAACTCAATCTGATTGGGTTGTGACGTCCGTCCGACTGTGGTGGTCGGTACGGTGAAGCCCTGACCGAGATCGAACTTCCACCATTTAAACTCGGCTTTCCCCACCGGCACGCGCGGTAACACGCTGTCGGCAATCAGGGAGAGGTTACGGTACCCGATGGCAATCGCCGTCAGGTGGGGGTCAATCGGAAACGGTGCTTTGGCCATTCTGAATTACTCCGGAAAAATAAGATGAAAAATTCTGTTTGTTACCCCTGGTGCTGCTGTCAACCGCCTCCGGCTGCAGCAGCGGCCAGTTGACCCGGAGCAATCCAGACAGAGCCGAGATCATCTTCGGCACCGTCATACTCCGCAAAGCCGAGATAGAACTGACCCGCAGTGGCCGGAATTGCACGACCGTCAGCATCAGCCGTCAGCGGGTCACCGGCGACAACATCACCACCATAGATAACCGGGGTCAGCTGACTGCGAACCACATCAGCGGGTTCCCCGACGCTGGCAGCAACGAGGGTGGTGACACCGATAATCAGCTTGCTGCCATCGACGGCCAGAGTGATTTCGTCCGGCACGGTGCCATGCGTGACCATACGACGCGCAGCCAGTGCCACTTCTGCCTTATGGCAGGTGATCAGACCCGGAATATTCATTGCTGGGCTCCTTTCTTCACGTGGTTAACGGCGTCCGTCATGGAGATGGTGCGACCCTGTTTAGCCTGCTCTGCCTGATAGTTCTGTGCGGCAGTGGCCAGAGCGGAAGCATCGGCGAAATCGACAGGATCATCAGCCGTGCCGGTTTTTTCGCTGAAATTCACGACGGCAGGTTTAGTGCTGAGGATCTCGCGTAGCAGTGCCTCCGGCGACTGACTGATAGTCGTCTCCCCTTCAGAGAAAGAGAGCGGCTCCTGGGACAGGTTCATCAGCACTTCGACAATGGCTGTTTTCTGGCGCGGAAGAATGCTACCGCCCTTAACCAGACCATCGGCAAACGCCACGGTGGCAGTGCGTTTTTCCTCCAGTTGTCGGGTACGGGCAACTTCCTCGTCTGCAGCCAGTTTGGCTTCACGTGCTGCCAGCGCGGCTTCACGCTCGGCGAAATCCGTCGCCGTACTGGTGGTCTTTTTGTTCGGGTCCACATTGGTCTCCTCGGCATATGCCAGTGGTGAGATTGACTTACGTTCATCGGTGGCCGAGTCCAGAATCGACTGGATACGCCACTGAGGAATGATGGAATCGGCCTGCTCGATAGTTGTTTCCTGAATCACCCAGTCGCGAATCGACTGAAACAGGCTGGCCAGATTGTCGGCTTCCCACGGCAACGCGAACTCCAGCGGGCCGTTATCGCCGCTGGCCTCTGCGAACTGCGCATCAGGGAGCCCTTTGACGCCAGGAGGGACGGCCCCCAGAAAACCCACGTGGCGGGCATAGAAATGACCAGGTTTCGGGTTGCCGGGGCTGTCAGGCTGATAAATAGAGAGGGAGCGTTTTTTGTAGCTGCCCGCGTTGAAGGCTTCTGCGAAGGCCGGATTCACCTGACGCGGCGCGGCATAGACGATGCCGTCACGGTATTCAAGGCGTTCCGCCCAGCCATACGCCGGAGCGGTCAGGCTCGGATGCCCGATGACAAACGGCGCTTCCGATACTGAGGGGTCGTAGCTGTTGGCCAGATCAATGCAGTCTTCAGGGGTGAACGTGATGGTCCGTCCATCCATCGCGGTGTGGGTGCCGGGGGCAAAAACCGCAAGTGTTGCTTTAGCTGTGCTCGTCGTCATGGCTGTCGTCATTCTGGTTGTCAGGGGTTATGGCGACATCATGACGAAACGTGCTCAGGGGGTAATCTGCCCACGGACAGATAAAAACGGGACGCAAGGTAAAACTGAGGGGCAGCGCGGGGGAGGAAAAGGGCCGGGAACCGTATTAAAACGTATTATAATACGGGTCGCCAGCATGGATTGCGTCATCATAGCCTGGCAACCACCAGAACGCGTTACAGGGCGTCTGACGGCGACATCAGTTAAACGCCCCCTGCAGGTAGTTTTTCGCCATATCGATAAGGGTTTCCCCTTCCGCTTTTGACACACCCAGCCACTTTCTGGCGGGGATCGTGATTTTGTAGGCCGGAATAGTGTGCCACTGTGAGTAGTTTGATTTCGACTTACGGACGAACTGACTGGCAACCTTGCCGTTTTTCTTCTGCCGGTAATACGCCTGCTGACTGCGGGCGGCGATTTCGATGGTCCCGCCAAACTGGTGAATGGCACCATAGACCCGGTTCGTACCGAACAGCAGTTCATCAGCATTCACCTGCCAGCGCAGGGTGTTACGCAGATAACCGTCGCGGGTGAGAACCTTGTCCGCATTTTTCCGCTTACGTTTCCGGTACCGGGCCGACAGCTCCTGCCACGGTACGCCCTCCGGCGATGTCTGCTCCGTGAAACGCTGCTGGTGAAACTCCAGCAGGCGCTCTCCCATTGAACGCAGCAGCGGTGCCGGGCGCATCATTTCGGTCCGTGCATCCCACAGTCGGTTCAGCGCATCCTGAGCATCAAACGTCAGCGTCACACCCGACATCGTCAGTCCTCCCGCGACCACAGGCTGATACCCTGTCGCAGGGACTGCAGCAGCGTATCATCAGTTGAAATATTCCCGGCCCAGCCATCGCGCCCTGTGGCGAACACCACCGACAGCGGGTCCACTTCACCTTCCTGTTGCAGGCGTGCCAGGTAATAGCGCCTCACCAGCGACTGCTGCTCTTCCGGCAACCAGACAATCTGCGCCCATATTTCATCGGGGTGACGGACAGCCTCGGCCAGCTGAAGTGCCTGCGCCAGTGTCAGCGGTATCTGGCCCTGACCGTTCGGCGATGTGAACATATCGCTGCCAATGGCAATGCGCTGGCCTGTCGGGTCCCGGAACGCTGCATCGCGATCAGCGGTCGCGCCAAACAGCTGCAGGAAGGTGTCCACCGCATCAGTATCGCCTTCAGGCACCGGAGCCGGACGGGGCGCTGGCAACGGTGCCGCTGTGGCTGGCGATTCCGCCACCGGCGTGAATGGTCCGTCACCGACCGGGTTACTGCCCCGGGGTGGGGGCACCTCGCTGAAATACCGGCTGCGGCCCGGGGTATGCTCAAAGCCCGGGTCAATCCCCTCCGGCACAATAACGGTCCTCGGGCCACCCGGGCTACGCTGACCAATCACGCGGGCCATGAATTTAATCGGGGGCGCAGTATCCGGGCCGTCTTTGCCCATGCGTCGCAGGTCGTCTTCGGTGCGGGCAATCACACTGCACTGACAGCCCCAGGCATTGATCGGGAAATGGTAAATCCACCACGGATCATCTGCCCGCAGCACCATACCGTTCCAGCCCAGATGCTCCTGGCGGGGATGCTCCACCGCATCGCTGTGGACATACTCCCAGTACGGATGGGTGTCGCGCATGTCCATCAGCTGCTGGTAGCGTCCGGCCATGTAAGCGCTGCGCAGGTTCGTCTCGTAAATGGTGCGGGAGCGCCACTCAAAGCCGCCGTTATAACTCCAGCCATACCGCGCAACGATGGCCGCAAAATCCTTGCGGAAGGTTTCCAGCGTACCACCGTCAAGACTTTTCTCGACTGCGGTACGCAGGTCTGCCAGCAGGGCATCCCGGCAGGCTCCGGCAACCATAAACTCATTGTCATGCGCGGAGCCATAGACATCTGTCCAGGCGTCGGTCTTCGTACTGAACTTGCGACGGAAGAAGGCGATCTGCTCGCTGAACGGCAGCGAGCCATAGCTGACGTTACCGGCCATTCATTTCCTCCAGCAGATCGTTGCGTCCTGCTAGGGCAGCGGCGGACATGGCTTCACCCAGAATACGGGCATAGTCATCAAGCGACATATCGGGTATCAGGGCCGTCAGGCCGTCACGCAGCTCGTCGGCGGTCTCAACTGAGTCAACCAGCGCTTTTATCTGATTGATCCAGCCGTCCATGACCGGGCGCAGTTCGGTGTTTAGGCGACCGGCCATCAGTGTGGACGTATCATTATGGTCCGGGTCATGCTCCGCAAATGACGATGGTGCCGCGCCACGGGGAACGGATACCGGTTCAGGCTTCGGCTCCCACTCGCCACCATAGGTCTCTTTAATGGTGGCCAGCGTCGGACGATAGCCGGTGGTCTCGCTGATGGTTTTGTCGCGCTCAGCCCGGTCTTTCAGGTCTTCCGCCTCTTCAAAGACGCGGGACACCACCGGCACTGCGGCATTGGGGAAATTAAACTCGGTAAACCATTTCCCCGGGCCACGATTCCATGACTCGCAGATAACATCTGCATCAGCCTTGACGATGGAATCCAGCACCTTGTCCTGCAGGGACTCGTTGCCACCAATACCTTTTGCCGCGCCACCTGAGCTGGATATCTGACCCACCGTCACGCGGCGGATGGCCTCATTCATCGCGTTGTACATCGCCTGATAGTCAGCGGCACCGGAACGGGCAGCAGACATCAGTTCGACGCTCATCCCCTCGGGCATAATGACGCCGCTGTCGGTCGAAATGGCCCGGGTCAGCGCCAGCAGGTTACGTTTCTGCTCCTGCGTGGCCCCTTCAGGGTGTTTCCCGGCGACGGTTGGCATCCCGAACTTGTCCAGGAAAATCAGCCAGAACTTGATATCGTTGCGCTTGAAGAACGTCGGCCAGTACAGCCAGTGCGCCAGCCCCAGACCATAGGGTTCATCATCATGATCTGCGCCGGTGGAAAATGACCAGAAGTACGGCCCCTCGCAGGGCTCACCGGCCATCATGTTCTGTGGGGTCAGCAGACGCAGTTCGCCTTTCGGGCTGAAACGGAAGCGGCGACGGTCGCGGACCTTAATGTCGTCAATCCACAGTAAATTATCCCGGACACCATAAATCAGCTCTGACACCGCATAGCCATAGAACACGCCATAGTGCATCAGACGGGTGATGCGGTCGAAGCCCAGCGCGTCTATCTGCTGGCGCATGGCGTCTGCCGCCTCGATATCCACCGGGCGCTCGCCTCCGGCCTCGACCTTAATCTCACGGGATATCAGCGCATCCTGCCGCTGGCTGAAGGCTGACTTGACCTCATCGTCACTCAGTACCTCGCGGTAAATCTTCAGGTCAGGTGCGCCGCGATGCTGCAGAACGCTGTCATCGGATAATGCCAGCGCACCAATCCACGGGCGGGTGATATCGCGCCCGTCACCGGTCGAGGCAAACTCGCGCCCCAGTTCAGGACGCGGTGTGAATGAGGGTTTTGATGGCATTTGTCTTTTTTGTTTTTTGCGACTCACAGGAATCCTCCAAAGTCATTAATGCCACGCACGGTACCGAACCCGGTGTCAGTGAATTCACCGGCGCTGCTGCTGTCGCCGAAGCCTGACAGCACGCGGAAAATATCGCGCTCACCGGTGGACTCAAATGCTATCTCAGTGGCCAGATTCAGGGCGGCATAGTTCGCCAGACAACCGGCAATCGCCGTATCGCCGTGACGCACCAGTTCGGGGTCTTTGAGGTCTTTTTTCTCCAGACTGGCCACCATCGGCACGCCATCGATATTTTCCACGGCCCGCAGATCCTGCGCCGTGTTCTCATCGCGTGGCAGGATGATCATGCTGTCCTCAAACAGGCCGGTGAATTTCGGCATCCAGAAGCCGTACCACTTGCGGTTCAGGGTAATCTCGGCGATGCGCGGGCGACCATAGCGGTCGGCGGTATACTCGGCCAGTACCATCCCCGGTCCGGTGGCATCCATCGCACCGCCTGACTGGCGGGGAAGATGCTCGATGATCCAGTACAAAATCTGCTGCTGCAGCGCTGAGGGCACGTTGTTCAGCTCCAGCAGGAACGGAACGTCGCGACACAGGTTCTGCATGATGGCCATCGGTACGATGGAGGAGAAGTGACGGTGGCGGGCGAAGTCCATACCAAACACGTGACGCAGCTCCGGGTTCAGAGTCTCTGCCATCACCGGGCGCAGCTCCCTGTCAATCCAGTCATTACCCCATGACGCGCGCTCTGCCTCGGTCATATGGATAAAGTCATCATCAAGCGCGAGACGTATGACTGGCCGTTCCTCCGGCATGGCCCGCTCGATCCAGACACCGGGAATACAGATACCGTTACCGTCACGCGGGATGGCGTCCAGCTCCTCGCGCATCGCCGCTTTACGCGGGCCATAGGCGTTACGGATGCGGTTATACCAGTTTTTTTTCCCTTCGACGGTTGCCACTTCGCCTTTCATCGCGCAGACCCGCTCAAACAGGCCATTGGCGACAGCATCATCAAAGGTCACGGTAAATACGGCGGCGTCATCGCCATAGCGGCCCGCTTCAATATCGTTACAGAACTGACAGAACGGGTTGTTCTTGCCGTTATGGGAACTGATGATAACGATACGCCCGCCCCAGATAAGCAGTGCCGTCGCTGCATCCAGTACGCCCTGTACATCCTGGTGGAATGCCGCTTCGTCGATAACCACCACGCCCTGCAGACCACGGATGTTGGCTGGCCTGGACGAGAGCGCAGCAACCTGGAACCCGCTGGCAAAGCGGACCCGATAGGCCGCAATCATCCGGGTGTTGCCCTGTTCGTCCTGGTCCTCGAAGAGAAACTCCTCGATGGCAGAGACGTCCTGTGCCTGCTGTGCTGCGATGACCCTGGCGAACTTGGCCACGTAGCCGATGAATTCCAGCCCTTTCTCTTTGGTATCACCGATGTAGTAGACGTTGTCGCCGCCAGCGGCTTTCTGCGCCCCGGCTATCAGGGTCGAGTTAAGCCCCCAGGCAAAGGTGATGCCGGTACGACGGCCTTTAGGGATAGCCAGAATAGAGACGTCATACTTAAGGCATTCGACCTGGTGGGCCATCAGCACGCCGTCGGCAAACGGGTTGAAGCCGAACGGGATTTCCCGGGCCCGCGCCGGAAGCTCGTCCCATTCGACGGTACGGATAGTGGACGCTAATGGTTTCATCACTTGATCCCCAACACGCGTTCACGCCAGAACTGCACCTGGTCTTCGCTTAACCCCTGCGCTCTGGCCGTCTCTTTCAGATTCTCTTCCTGCTCGCGCAGCAGCCGCTCACGGGCGGAACGCTCAATCTCGCGGCGCTCATCCAGGCTGGCCTTACGTGACTGCAGGACGTCTTTGGCGGCACGGGCAAGGTGGCGCACTGTATCAATGTCCGGGTCCTCGGCCTGCTGAGCGGTAAAGGCGGCATGGGTGGTAAGCGTGGTGACGGCCTGAACCATCAGGGCACCGGCGCGTTCGTCGGGATTCTCTCCCAGCTCACTGACCAGCAGGCGGGCCATCTGGTCCTGCTCGCGCATGCGACTGACCATTTCGCCAAACGTCTGCTTATAACGACCCAGCGCACTGCGGCTGGGTGCGTCCTCGCCCGGGAAGTGTTCGTGGATATCGGCCAGCAGCTCATCCAGCGTCATACGGTCTTCCCGCAGACGGCGCTCGATATGGGCGCGGACGTCAGGCTCCAGACGGTGAATCGTGGACTTTCTTCCCATATCAGCCCCCCGCGCCGGGACGCTTAACACCCGGCACAATCGCCCGACCCGCTGCCACATCAGCGCCACGTTCGGTCAGACGGGCAACCAGCACCGTCCCGATATCTTCAACTGTCACCAGACCCTGCTCTTCAAGCCAGCGCAGCTCTGATTTAATCTGATCACGGCTGGGGGCGTGGCCATAGCGGGTCAGTGCCTGGTAAATGACGGAACTGTTGGAGCTGTAGCTCGGCATTTCGGATAAAAAACGCAGCATGACGAGGCGCTGGTCCTCACGCAAAAAACTGGCAAAGTTCATGGGTCCTCCGTTATTTCTTCTGCAGCAGATAGGCTTCAATATTCTCAGTACGACGATAGGTGGCCGCTATCTGCTCCTGCATCCCGTGCATCTGGGCTTCAGTACGGCTCAGTTTTGCGATGAGTTCGGTGATTTGCGACTGCGTTGGCACCGATTTAATCTGCGCCTCAACGGTGGTGATGCGGGTGCGCAGCTCCAGCAATTCCTTCTGACTGGCGGACTGGCGACCAATCAGCCAGGTATAGACACCGACCACCGCCATCACTGCCCATTGCAAAAATGCCCAGTCGAATCTCAGTTCATTTATTCCCACAGTTACCCTCCTGGGCACACTTGATGACTTCAACCAGTTGACCGGCGCACAGGCCGTACTGGTCATATAACTGCTTCTGAGCCACCGCGAGATCGTCCATGCTGCTACTTGCCGGAAACACCGGACGAGGGCATGGTACGGTCATCCTCGCGGGTAAGACCCGAGGAAGCGGCTGTTGCTGCTCTCTCACGGGCTCCGGCGAGTTCCTGCATGACGTCAGCATCAAACCTGCAACCAGCACGGCTGGCAGCGTTCTTTTTGAGAGCCTCACGAATGGCCTCCGTGGATTTTTCATCCGCCTGCTGGCGGGCGTTAATTTGCTGTGCCAGTAAGCTGCTGGCCTGATTCGCCTGCGCAGTCAGTTGCCTGGCCCCGTCGATAAACTGATTCAGGGAGTCGGCGACCTGCTGAGTCTTCTGATTCGCAACCTCAAGGCGCACATCCGCTTCCCCGCGCTCGTATCCCTGACGCCAGATAAACCAGACCGAGCCCAGCATCAGCGCTCCCCACAACAGATAACGGGCGATCACCTTCACCCACTCAGTCGACGTCATTGCACTCTCCCGGTCCCCAGCCCGCTGCCAGATAGCGCGGTTGCCAGGTGTAGATGATTTTCAGGGGATAGCCCCGGTTCTCGCGAAAGTTGGCAGCGCTGCGGCCCGCATTCACCTTTTCGACCTGGTTCCAGTAACGACTGGCATCCAGCCCGCGACTGGTGGTCAGCTTCCGGTCTTTCTGGACCCAGCCCAGACCGCCGTTATAGGCCGACAGCGCAAAAGCCATGCGGTCACAGTCGCTGGCGGTACCGGTGATACGTTGCCAGTGCCAGCGGTTGTACTGCACCAGCGCCCGCATGGACCACGACGGGTTGTAAGGCTGATGGTCTTTCAGCTGCTCAGGGTAAATACCGGCAATCCAGCTGGCGGTGGTGGGCATAAACTGCGCCAGCCCCTGAGCCCCGACCGGCGAACGGGCGCGGGCGTTCCACTGGGATTCCTGATGGATTTGGGCGGCGAAGGTGGATACCGGAGCGTTGAGCCCCCAGACAGCACGGGCATTGCGGGTCAGCTCGCGCTGGTATTGCCGTGCTTCAACCGGAATGCTGGCCGCAAAGACCGGGTGACAACCACTCAGCAGGCAAAGCAGGATGAGGGACAGCGCGAGTCGGATCATCGTCAGAGCCCCATCGTCACGCCGATACAGATCGCCGCGACAATCAGTGCCCGTCGCAGCAGAACAGCGGCAAAAATCAGCTCGTAACCCGTTGCCACGGGGAACTCAGGCTCATTGCGGTTCACCGGTACCGGCTTGCCGAGATTCTCTTTCCAGTCATCTATCAGATAGCTACCCGGACTGGCATAGGGAAACAGTGCCCGATCAAGGTGGTAGCCGAGAATGGCGGCGATGGAAACCAGTGACAGCTTGTACAGCGTGACGCCAAGCTGTTCCGGGGAAATGATGGCGATAGCAGCCAGCAGGGCCACGGCAAGGATAATCCAGTTGCGCAGCCGCTGGTGACGGACCTTGTGAAGTAGTGACATATGGTTCTCCTGAAGAAGGCCAAAAGGCTGAATAAATCAGGAGTCAGTGTGCGGTATGTCGGGGTAAGGAGTAATTTGCCCCCGGGCAGAATATTTGCAGAGGTACAAAGGTCAGGATGATAAGGCAAAGAAAGAGCGGCCTGCAGGATGCGCGAACATCCCGCAGGCCAGTAACGCACAGCACATTCCTGTGAGTCACATCATGGCTCAGTCCGTCTCGCGAGACAGATTAAGCCTACTGCATTTTCATTCAATGAAAAAGGCTTACAGAATATGAAATCTCAGTTTTTGCCGGTATTACCGTGGATGGGGGGCAAACGCCGCCTGGCCAGACATATTCTTCCGTTATTTCCGTCACACACCTGCTACGTGGAGCCGTTCTGCGGCGCGGCGGCTCTGTACTTCATGAAAGAGCCCAGCAAGGTTGAGGTCATCAATGATATTCACGGCGAGCTGATTAATCTCTACCGGGTGATCAAGCATCACCTTGATGAGTTTGTCCGGCAGTTCAGATGGGCGCTGGTCAGTCGCCAGATATACCGCTGGATGAAGGATACCCCGGAAGAAACACTGACCGACATTCAACGGGCGGCCCGCTTCTTCTACCTGCAGAAACAGGCTTTTGGCGGCAAAGTGGCCGATCACACCTTTGGCACCACAACTACCAGCGCACCACGCCTTAACCTGCTGCGCATCGAAGAAGAACTGTCGCTGGCTCACCTGCGACTTTCCAGAACCACCATTGAGCACCTTGACTGGGCTACCTGCATTAAGCGGTACGACAGGCCACATACGCTTTTTTACTGTGATCCGCCGTACCTGAAAACGGAGGGATATGGCGTCGAATTCAGGCTGGAGGAATACGAGCACATGGCGGAACTGGCACGAACCATCAGCGGGAAAATGGTTATATCGGTGAACGATATTGAGGAAATGAGGGAAACCTTTGCCGGGCTGCGGATTCAGACAGTCGATATCCGCTACAACCTGCAGACAACGGGTAAAGCTGAACTCAAGCGAGAGCTAATTATCTGCAATTTCTGATTAGTTTGACTAAAAGGCCACCATATATAAGTGGTGGCCTATAAATTGAAGGCGATCTCGTTATCGGAACAGTTGCACTATTGACAACCTGAAACAGATTAAAATATATGAAACTCACTTATCTCCCCAGAATCATTGTTCACAACACAACGAACACTATGCAAATCCATCTCATGTGGTGTTGATGTCGGTACAAAGAATTCATTATCGCCATACCACTCAAGAATTGTATCACCACCAACGGATTGGGCTTCAACCACTGGCACATCTCCTTTAATTTCTATTGAGGAAAGTATCTTATCTCTGCAAAGCTCGAAGGGCGTCTTCCAGCTAACACCAGAATATGTAGGTTTACGCTCATTGGTGATACAAAGTTTGTTCCAGTATCGTTCTTCAAAAAGCGTTTGCGGGTGGGTTGTTTTGTTCGAATCCTTTGTAGCCCGACGAGACTGGTTGTCGTCACCTTCAACAACGAAACTCAAGGGGGTAAAAGTTGATTTTTGGGGGCCAGTGAACACCTTGACGACAAAACGTTGTTCACCGCTGTAAGCGCCGAAGAGGTTCTTGCCATTCACGAAACCACAAATATTTTGAACATAAGGATCAGCAGAATCAGTAACTGTCTGTACGTCACGAAACTTTGCAGAGTCTGGGTCACGCATTTGTTGCGCCAAGTAATTAGTTCCGGCTTTTTGAGCATTGTCACAACCGGAGAGAATCAAGGTCGAAACAATAATTAAAAGAAGGAGAAAAAATCTATTTCCCATAAAAAAACCATATTGAATTCGAACGTTATCCATGTTCCATGCCCTTAACTGAAAGATTAGCCTGACTTTTTCATGAGACCGATCTGTTGCGCAACTTCAGCGGCAGTAGCCTCAATGATTTTTTTGCCAGCTTCATCTGTATTCTCGTAATTATCAAGCAAAGCCGACTGACGTTTAGTTAGTGAAGATTCTGTCGTAACTGTTGGTAGCGACGCATTCCTCATACCTGTAACTATGTACAAAACATCTATCCCCAGAGCAGACAGTGCAGATAACTGCACTGCATTTGGTGATGTCCTTCCCTTTTCCCAATCAATCAACGTTCTCTTTGCTATTTCAATAGCATCCGCCAACCCTTGCTGTGTAAGGGCTAATCGCTCTCTTTCTTCTTTAATACGCAAACCGATCATGTGAGTTTTTCTGCACTTTAAAATTGACTGGTGAGGTTTTCTGCACCATAATCTAACACACATAAGGCAAACATCATTGCATCAATAAAGGGGACAACGATGACTGCAGAACAAGTCAAATCACTCTTTCGCCAGCGGGGGATCACTTTCACCCAGTGGGCTGAAGAGCATGGCTACTCCCGGAATGAGGTCTACCGGGTACTTAATGGCCAGACCAAAGCCAATTACGGTAAATCGCACGAGATCGCCGTCAAGCTGGGGCTCAAACCCGGCAACGTTGCAGCCTGAAGAGCCTGCAATAAGTGTAACAGTGTTTCATATATAGAAAAGAGGTATGTGACATGAGCAAGGTAATCACATCCACATCCGGTGGCCGTATTCTGCGGGTTCTCAAAGCGCTCAAAGGCTCTTCACTCAGTGGCCGTTCCAACAGCGAGCTGGCGAAAGCACTGGATGAGTCTCCGGCCAATATCAACCGCGCCCTCAATACCCTGATAGACGAAGGGCTTGCCCAGAAGCTCGATAACGGCAGGTTTGCACTTAGTGTGCAGGTTCTGCAGATCGCTGTTGCTCACAGTAATGAAATTGCCCGCGCTCAGGGGCGTATTGATGAACTGAATCAGCGCATTATCGCTGGCAGTCGCTAATTAAGGATAAGCAAGAATGGCCCGAACTAAGCAACAAACCACTGAACTGGCACCTGATGCAACCCTCAGCCCTGAACTGGAAGCCACCCAGAATCTGATGGCCACTGTTAGCAGCCAGATGAATGACGAACGAGACCTGCTAAACCAGCTACTGGGTCAGGCCCAGATGGCTGATGCGTTTGAGCAATTTTCCCGAACGGTTCGGACTTCTAAACTGGCTTTTGTTAAGGAAAACAAGCTATACCGCAACCTCAAAGGCAAGAAGACACCGAACGGTTCGGAGTTTTCGGGCACATGGGATGAGTTTTGCAGTGTGCTCGGAATATCTGCGGATAAAGCCGATTTGGATATTGCCAATCTTACCGCCTTCGGCGAAGAAGCCCTGGAATCCATGTCCCGCATGGGCATCGGCTACCGCGAGCTGCGCCAGTTCCGCCGCCTGCCGGAAGACCAGAAAAGCGCCCTGATTGAGGTAGCCAAAGAAGGCGACAAAACTGCACTGCTGGACCTGGCTGAAGAAATGATCGCCAAACATGCCCGCGAGAAGGAAGAGCTGAAGACCGACCTTGAAATCAGTCGCCAGATGCTGGCCGAGAAAAAAGAAGAACTCGGCACGATGCGCAATGAAAAAGAGGAACTTAAATCCCGCCTGGTTCGCCGCACCACCACTGAAACACCGGACGAAGAAGGCGTGGCGCTTGAGACGGAAGTCACCGGCTTTAAAAGCGGGGTTCTCAGCGCGTTCTTTGACCTTAAAAGCGGTTTCAACGCCCTGACCGAGCACACCGAACGCACCGGCATCAACCATACCGGCATGATGGCGGGCTTGCTCGATGACCTTCAGGCGCAGTTTGAAGAGCTGCGTCAGGAATTCAGCCTGCCGGAAGCCCGCGAGACCAGCGTGATACCAGACTGGGTAAAAGAAGCACAGCAAGAGGATGAAAATAATGGATAAAACCACCGCTGTTATTGACTCACCAGAGGCGCTGGGCGCTGCCCTGTGCCGCCATGTACCCGATATGGCCAACGGTTTCACCATCACCACCCGGGACAGTCAGCTGCAGCTGACTGTAACCGCCGAAGATACCAGGCCTTTCATGGCGGCGATGGAACGTCTGCTGAAGGGAAAAATTCGCCAGATCCAACGTGGGCATCAGGAGCGCGTTCTGGATGAAAGATGGGCTCAGATTGAGGCAACTAACCAGATGTTTGCCGAGCAGGTCAGACGAGAAGACAAGACTGTAGCTAACAACCTGCAGATCATCGAGCGGATTAAAAGTGGTGGTGAAAGACTGAACGAGCTGGCAATCAAACAAATCGTCCAAATTAGTTTTCCCACGTTGACATCCGAAGAATGGGAACGCATCGACCAGATTATTCGGGCGGCGGCGTTACGCAAAAATACTGAGTCCACGACCAGTATCTGAGGGGGCAGTGATGAATCCAGTCCTTACTCAGCGACTCGTCGCCATTGCCGAAGCGGCCAGTGCTGCCGGTCATGGCAACAAAGAAGCGGTGTATCAGGCCGCCTGCGAGGAATTGTGTATGTCACGTGCCACATTGCTCAAAAAACTGAATGCCGTCCGCCTGCAGAAGCCGAGAAAACAGCGCTCTGACGCAGGTGATTCCGCGCTGACCCGCGAGGAGGCGATGACCATTTCCGGCACCCTGATGGAAACCATTCGCGGGACGGGCAAGCGTAACCTGAGCGTGGAAAAAGCCATCAACAGCCTGCGCGATAATGGTCTGATCGTCAGCGGAAGGCTTGATGAGACCACCGGTGAGATTGTGCCGCTGTCGGCCAGCGCCATTATCCGCGCCCTGCGCAAGTACCGCCTGCACCCTGACCAGTTGCGGGCACCGGCTCCGGCAGTGCAGCTGGCCAGCCGCCACCCGAACCACGTCTGGCAACTGGATGCGTCCATCTGCGTGCTGTATTACCTCAAGAACCCGGCCAAAGGGGTTAAAGGTGATACCGGCCTGCGCATTATGGATGAGAAAGAGTTCAACAAGAACAAACCGGCCAATGTGGCCAAAGTCGTCAATGACCGCGTCTGGTCTTTTGAAGGAACCGACCACACCACCGGGTGGATCTACCTGGAGTACCGCTTCGGTGGCGAAACCACCGAGAACTTCACCTCGGTGCTTATCAATATGATGCAGGAACGCGGCGGCGCTGACGTGCTGCACGGGGTGCCGAAAGTGCTTTTCACCGACCCCGGCGCAGCCCTGAAGTCCCCCACGATGGGCAACCTGTGCCAGGCGCTGGGTATCAGGCTGATTGCGCACAAAGCCCGCAACGCCCGGGCCACCGGCTCGGTGGAAAAGGCCCGTGACATTCTCGAACGGGATTTCGAACATGGCCTGCGCTTCTGCCGGGTGGAGAGCATCGACGAACTGAACCGCCTGGCGCGTCTGTGGCGGATGAAGTTCAACCGCACGGCCATTCACAGCCGTTACGGCATGGCCCGCACGGATAAATGGTTGCTGATCACCGAAGAGCAGTTGGTCAAGGCCCCCTCTGTTGAGGTCTGCCGGGAAGCCGCGGTGTCAGCGCCGGTCAGCTGTAAGGTGGACAGCTTTGTGCGGGTACGTTTCCGGGGGCGGCAGTACGACGTTTCCGCTGTGCCGGGTGTCTGCGTGAATGACCGCGTGATGGTAGCCCGCAACCTCTACCGTGACGATCAGGCTCAGGTCGTGATGACCGGCGAGGACGGGCTGAAGTCGTTCTTCCTGGTTGACGAGGTGCAGAAAGACGAACACGGCTTTGCTGTTGATGCCCCGGTTATCGGTGAGAGCTTTAAACCGCTGCCCCAGACCGTTGCCCAGCAGCATCTTGATGAAGTTGAGCAGCACGTCTTTGGCACGGCCAGTAAAGAAGATACCGAGGCCGCGAGAAAAGGCAAAGCCCTGCCGTTCGGGGGACGTTTCAACCCATATCTCGATATTGAACGCGACGATCACCCGACCTACCTGCCAAAACGCGGCCAGGAAAGTCAGGTTCGTGGCCCGCGCATCGAGCAGCGTCCGTTATCCCATGTTGAGGCGGCCAAATTACTGCGTGAGCGTCTGACGGCAACTGGCCATAACTGGTTCCCGGAACACTACGCGCAACTGGTCAGTCGCTTTCCGGAAGGCGTTCCGGCAGAAGATATTGACACCATCGAGCAGGAACTGGCCGGGAACAAAGCGCCACGGCTCAGCATCGTTAACGGCCATTAA